GCTTGATGCTGTGTCCCGGTAACCGTTCCATTGGAACCAGTAGTCAAAGCAGTTCCAGCTGTGACTGCCAAGGTTGCTTCTGGTTTAAATACAACATAATCATTTTCTTTTAAACCTGAAGCATTCGCAATTCCCAATTGAGTATCCACTAAGGTCGTATCCAGATACGTGCTGACATCGTACTTTGCTACATCATCAGCATTCACTGTAATTACGATCTTGATTTTATTCCCCTGGGTGCCACTCCATTTTGCTGTAGCATATGCATTACTTGCCTTTGTTCCACCATTTAAACGATAGATAAAGGCTTTCGTTGCACGTTTAAATAACTCACGCAAAGGTTTTAACTCCTCAGCATCATAAGCATAGCCAAACAGCTTTAGAGAATGCTTTTGAAACTCATCCTTTGTGATGATCATGATCCCGTTATCTTTACCCCAATCAAGGCTCAATCCAATCGTAACAACGCCACGTGCTGACATTGTACTATTGGCTTTCACTGCATTGATGAAGTTGATATATGCACCGGGCAATACTTTATTTTGTGTAGTAAAACTACCGCCACCTAATGCCATTCTACTTTACCTCCGTTTTCTCATATTTTTCAATCAACTCATCTACTTCACTAGGAGTATAGAGCTTTTGATCTTTAAGCAGAGCAACAAGAAGATCCTTCTTTCCACGAAACTTCTGTGATGCAAGTAACTGCTCTTTCGTGAACTTCGTTTCCTTCTTCTCAACTTGCTCTTCCACCTTGTTAATCTTCTTTGTAGCCATTATTTCACCATTCCTTTCTTAAGCATCGATTCCATTGACTCTGACGCATTAGGAATAACAACACTTGATTTGTAATCAACCGTACACACGAGGCACCCATCAGAAATATTGACATCCTGATGATATCCACGAAGAAACACTCCTGGATCAACTTCGATCAGATCATATAAGTTGGTTGTTGAATCCATCATACTTCTAAGTTCATCCTCATCATCCGTCTCTGGCCAATACGTGATCGAGATTGTGGTTGTGACTTCTTTTCTATTCGAGATACCTGGAATAGCTGGAGCACTAACCGTTCGAACAAGAAAGCATGGTACGGATAAATCTTGCTTTACATCGCTTGTGTATACCTTATATTTACCACCAAGAGTACGTAATGTATTGGCAACTCCTATGACAATCTTATTTTGCATGTAAGGCCTCCTGAAGATATTTATTTAATTTCCTTTCCAAGATAGCTGGTGCCATGCGTTGGATCTCTTTTTCTGAGATTGTAAGCATGAACTTACCTGGAACCCAACCTTTATGGTTCCTGGTTCTGTGTCCATATTCAACGTACATGGCATACTCCACAGGATTGATAATAGTTACCGTGTACTTATTCCCTTGCTTTGTTACTTGAAGGTTATTCATAAACGATGCGACATTCTCAGCAACTGCACCTTTCCCATAGACTTCTTTTTGAGAACCAGTTCCACCACTTCCCTCGCTTCCTGATCCAAAAAGCGCGGTATACATTGCCTGTTTATCACTCCCTGATGTCCATCCTCGTCGTAACGTTCCACCTATCTTGCCACTATCTGCAGAATGTTGTCCTACCGGTGTTCTCTTGATTACCTTAGCAAGCAAACGTGCTGCTAGTTCTTTCGCACATGCAGAAACGAATGCCCCATTTTCCTTTTCCATTTTGCCAATTCGATCTCTTAATCGTTTCAGATCATCAAACTCACAAGGCATTAAGCATACCCCCTAAATGGCTCTAGAATAATCTCTTGGTGAGAATCATAGATTGCCGGCAAGCCACTTCTACTATACTCTAGTATACGACCACAATGAGTAATAGAAATCTTACTATTAGGTTTAATATCAACCTCCGGAGAAATGAAGAGTTTAACACTTTGAGAGACTGTGGCAATCTCCTTTTCTTTCGCTGAACTGATTACTTTATACGATAATCTACACTTTTGATTTGCTAATGTAGTCACTTCGTTTTGCTTTGTAATGTTCGTGTTAAGATCAGTCACTGATATATACTCATATACGTTACAAACGTCGTCATACATGGATTCTATTACTAATCTTTCAGGATTCATCGTCTCAACCTCCGGAACGCATTTAGAACCTTCTTATCACTTTCAGATAACCCATAAATAGTTTCCTTGGAATGATTCTCATCCACAGCATACGAAGTGGTTGTATCACCTGCAGTTTTGGACTTAACATCAAACGGACCAGGTATAGCAAACGTTTCAAAAATCATAACATCTTTGACCTTTCGCCTTAGGAACGGCTCTAGAGTAAGCGGTATATCTTCTCCAATATTGCAATAGTTGACCACATCTGAAATCCGATCAGTGATATTCATATCCTGACTCTCATCGGTGATCTTTAAATGTTTCTTAATCAATTCCTTCATCTCATCGACTGTCTTAGTCATAGTCCACCTCCAATAAAAGAGGGGACTATTAGTCAGTCCCCTGTAAAAATTCAATTAGTTCTGCTTTGGTAGCATTTTTCTTGTACTCGATGCCCTTTTTCTTACAAATAAGCTTCAATTGAGGAAGGCTCAAACTATCATACTCTGTAGACACTTCTGTCTCATCCTGTTTTAAAGCTTCTTCTCTACGCTTTCTTTGAAATGCAGTTGCGCTCATAATATCACCTACGCAATCTTGTGAGTAAACTGAACAATACGAATGTCTTTCTTTTCGTATACCTGACTCCAGTTACTAGCATTAGCAAGTTCCGTGTTTGTTGGGGATACACCAGTTACAGAAGTATTTGTAAACTTAATTCCTCTAGGATGAAGAATGAAGTGACGTCTGTTAATTAAGATGTCATCACCAGCTAAAGAATCGCGATCCGTCTCTGTAGGAACTGGCGCTTGGCCTTCACCACGTCCAATTGCACCCTCACCGAATAAGTACGAAGTAGCTACTTTAGTAGTTGAGTTGTATGGTAAACCATCATCAACTATTACTCTCTTATTCTGATAAGTAGGGAAATCCACAACACCATTACTGTCAGGAATGTAGCTGATCAAGTTCTGCTTTTCAAGGTATGCAAATACAGCACTATGCATCGCTACTGCTGTCAATTTCTTAGCATTGTCACCAAGTACAGTTTTAGCATCAATGAATGTTTCACCAGAAATAAGAGCTGCTTCACCTGTTGCTGCTGAAATATCAAGTTTATTAGTTGCATTAGATGCAGAGAATGCACCGGTTAAAAGCTTAACCAGAGTATCCTGTTCTCTAGCTAACCAATATCTTACTAACAAGTCCCCAATTGCTTTCATTGGATCATCTCCTGATAAAGCAGTTGCTAAATCATTAACACTCCATGCCTTTCCTCTCATAAGTAATACTGCAACGTCTTGCCCCGCAGTAATACCGGCAACATCAAGTGCGGTGGAATCGCCTAATACTTCATCGTCACCATCTAAATCATTCCAGAATGGCATGTTAATCAGCTTCCCACCAGCCAATGCCAATGCATCAAGTTTAGGATCTGGAACCACGATTCCTGCTTTGATTAACATTGACTGGTCTTTTAAAGCTTTCATGATATACGGATTAAATACCTCAGGTACAATAACGTTAGCAATTTTTGTTTTCGCCATAAATTTTTTACCTCATTCTTTCTAATTATTTATTGAGCTGCCATATATTGTGCAGCAAGTTCAGGATTTTCACTGAGCATTTTCGCCTGTAATGTAAGGTTAAAATGTTCTTTACTCCAAGGATTTTTTGTAGAATCAGGAGTATTAACATTCTTGTTTTTTGGATCCTTACCAGAAACTATAGGAATAAATAATTCCTTATATAATTCTTTAATACCTGTTAGCTGTTCATCAATTCCTGATACCGTTCCATCATCAGCAACTACTAACTTGGTTCGATCGAATTTACCAATGAGTAAATCAGGATATTTTGTATCTTTTAACTTTGCTTTTATTGCAGAGTCAATGTTCATATCCTTAATCTTTTCATCGTACTCAGCCTTGGCCTTCTTGTTCGCTTCCTGAAGGTCCGAAATCTGCTTTGATAATTCTTCGTTGTCTTTGACCTTTGCGCCAAGATCCTTCAACTGTTTATCTCTATCTGCAATCTGACCCTCCAAAGTCTTCTTCGTATCATTGACCTTATTAAAGTCATCCTTAGGTACAGCGTACTTCGGGAATTCAGTGTTGATTTCCTTCATCAATTCCTCTGTATTAAGGGCTCCATCCTTTGTATGTTTCTCAATTAATGTTTTTAACCAATCCATATCAAATCCTCCATAGATTTTTATTCCTGCTCTCCAGGTATGGGATTCTCCGGTTATTCTCCCGGTGAGTAATGTAGTTTACCCTCATCGCGGAGCATAAAAATAAGACGTATACGCTACGCCTCAATGCGAGATAATTGGATCACCGCCTCACAGACAAAAGACACCTGTAATCAGGAATCTTTATTGTCATCACATTACCATTACCTTTTATTATTTTAAGCTCACCACAAGGAGCTCTGGAACGAACCTGGAAGCAAATTGGACATGCCGAACATTCGCTAGGTCGTTTATCAACTATTGCTGATAATATTTTCATCAATGCCTCCTCATATAACTTTTTTAGGGTATAAAAATACCACCGAATCATCTACTGACTGGTGGTATCTATTTTCCATATGCCTCTTCCATTGCTTTTTCATATAAAATCTCTAATTCTTCTTCTGTCAACCCAGCATACTTAGATAAATCCACTGGCGTATCATCTTCAGGAAGATAGACTTTATCTTTTACCATGGGCAACCTCCTTAAATTCGATTTTCACACGATCTACAAATGATTTAATAGTAGCTATCTGTGCATCATATTCATTATGTTTATTACTCTCTAAAGCTAACCGGTAATCATAGGCTTTCTTGTCAATTATATCAATGCCTTTACTATATTCGATTATACTACCGTCATGACCAATTGTAAAGCATTTACTATACCCGTTCACATAAGCACTATTAAAATCTCCTAAGCTTGGAGGCATACCACTTGGATGGTTATGGATCGCAATCACACTACTCATATCATATTCTTTTATAGTCTTCCTGATGGCTTTGTTATACCCTACAGAACTATTCTTATCTATTTCTGTTGACTTTGCAACGATTTTACCAGTATTTTTATCAATTAGATAAATATCTTCATATATCGTCCCGCTTCTGTGTTTAAGCATTGCCTTTGAGCATTTATAGATTGTTTTATTGACATCTCTATTGTCTGTTAATAAATCAAAATATTTCTTATATTCTAAGCTGTCAATA